AGAACCCGTTAATTGTGCGTTTACTTTGCTTGTAATGATGCTTTGTTGTTCTTCGGTAGGGATTCCATTATTAAAATTAACGACAGTAGTCGGAGCAAATCCTTGTTGAACTTCATTTATTAAATAGTCTGCTATCTCTTCCTCAAGTTTAGCATAAGGAATAGCACCTTGATAATCAGGATAAGCGTAATACTTCATTCCTACCGTGTAAGGCTTTATAAAAAGTATTTCTATTTGCTCGTTTGAGAATCCGTAAGCAGGTATTCTCTTTGGTGCGTACTTCTTTGTATCTTGCCAATTATCCGAGTAGTAATAGCCTTCTATTTCTCCGTCTTTATTACACTTTTCAGCACGTAATAAGTTAACCGGCATATGATACGCCTTTAAAATAGACTTATGGTCTTTAGAGTAATGCACTTGAATAGCAAATTGACCGAGCATCTTTCTGTCAACAATCATTTTTTTAATACAATCCGAATTAAAAATTGTCATTAACTGTGCCCACTCATTTGGCTTTTTACTTGCATCTAAGGCACTTAAACCACGTCCGTAAACCAATCTACTTATATTGTTTATTATGGCGTTATTTGTCGTAGAATACGTGTATCTGTCAATTAGATATTGAAAGTAATTATTGTCTTCACCGAACTCAACCCAATTATCTCTTTTAGACTCTTGAATTAATGGCGTTTGGTAAGAACTTAAATTAATAATATGTATGTTATCACTCATAAACTATAAAAGTATTTGTTGTAGCATTCGAAGTATATTGCCCGTTATTAACCGAGAATGTAACTATCGGTTGGTCGGTGCAAAATATCCTATCACGGTAAACGATGTTTGTTCCGTCTTTTAGTACTAAATTGTAAAAATGGTTTTCAACTAATTCAACTTCAACCTCCATTGTAGAATAATAATCTCCTGCCGTAAATTCCCACTCTTCAACAACCGTTGTTTCATTCGTTTGGTCATCCGTTATTTCAACTGTATCGAAGTCTCCATTTCGCGGAATTAAAGCAAATGTTTGCGCATTTGTTGAAGTAGTTAAAACTATCATACTTTATTAACTTAAAACAGTTCAAATTGTTTCTTAAATAAAAAACCCCACCTAAAAAGGCAGGGTCTTAAACCTATTATTAACAGACAATTCTAAGAAGTAACTACAATAGCATCATCAGCACCATCAGTAAAGATAGCTTTTAGTCCAGCCTCATCAGCACAGTCAATGAAGTATGCAGGGCTTTTTTCCATTCCAGTAAATGTTAAGTTATACCCGTTGAAGTCACCCATTGCAGTTCCTGAAGACACAGTTCCAGCAGTAACGTCGCATCCTTGGTCATAACCAGCTAAAAAGAATTGATGGTCTCTTGTTTCAACAACGATTCTTGGACGTCCGTAAGCTAACAATTTAACGTTTTTATGCGTTACAGCATCTTGCTTCTTTAATTGAATAGTTAATACTTGCTCAAAGAAAGTAGTTCCGTTATCTCTTGAAGTTTGGATAGTTTGCTCAAAACCATTTGCACCTTTCAATTCATATTTGTAAAGGTTAATTTGTGTTGCAGTGTACCAAGTAGTAATTTGGTCATCACCATCAAAAACAATGCTTGAAGATAATGTATTCAAATCACCATAGTTAATAAAGTAAATATTTAGAAGTCCTGAAATCGCATCTTTACACGCTTCTAATCTTCCGTTTGCTATATCACAGCTCATGTCTTTTTATTTTTTTAATGTTAAACAAAAAAGGGTGGCGTATATTTCACCACCCTCGCTTATAGTTTAGTTTGATTAGTTAGCTGAGTTAACGATACCGTAAGTAACCAAATCAGATGCAAAACCGTACTTAGCGTCTGCAGTAAATCGCATAACTACACGTACGTTTTGAGAACCGTCGATGTCGCCCATATCAATAACCTTAACTTCGTTCATATCATTCATTAAACCAGTCGCAAAGTACAAGTTTGAAGTTTGAGAAAGCAAAGCAGTGTTTGAAGCAAGTCCGTTAGCTAAGAATATTTTAACACCGTCAAAGTAAAGGTTATCCAATACTTGGTTTGTTCCTTTGTTGTCATAACCGTTAGCACCTACTCCAGCAGCAGCAAAACCACCCAATGCACGAACGTAAGCTCTGTAAATGTTGTTAGAAACATAAAGAACTAAATCCTCTTTTCCGTACAAAGCAGCAGGTAAAGCATCAACGATTGAACCTAATTGTGCAATAACGTTAGTAGCGTCAACAGTAGTACCAGCAATTTCTTGAGCCGCAGGTAAAGCAGCATCAGTAGTTAATTGAGTCATGATACCAGCAAATTGTCCAGCTGTTGCGTTAACACCTCTCCAAATTGAAGTCTCCATTCCAGCAGCAACTTTCTCAGCAGCGTGTGCAATTAAGAAATCAGCGAATGATTTTGGCAATACATCGAACGCAGAATATCCCATTTGGATAGCATCCCAATCAGCTCTAAAGTCAGACTTACATAATTGTAGGTTAACTTGGAATGATTCAGGTTGAAGAACTCTTTCTGTTAAAGTTACAGTTGACGTAGGGTCAAAGTCGCAAGTAGCATTTTTAATGATGTCATCAGTTGCTACTCTTTTGATAACTTGTTTGTATTTAACGTTAGGCATGATAGTAATTCCGCCTTTTTCTAAGGTTGGAGCAGACAATAAAGCTGCAGCAATATACTTACCTGCGAATTCTCCAGCGTAAGTAGTTGTAATTGATTGTGTTGTACTCATTTTATGAATTTTTTAAATTATTTATACTACAGTTAATGTAATTGCACCAGCTGATGTTCCTAATCCGAAAACATACCAGTTAGAACCGTCACCATGTAATTCTACGAAGTCACCGATTGTGTCAGCAGAAGCTGAAAATGTAATCGTGTTTTCGTCTGCTCCCGGTACGTTAACGCTGTTTACGATAACACCACCTTGAATTTTGTTTGAAGCCGCTTTAATAGTCCATGCAGTCGTTGCAAATAACGCACCTACGACAAATTTATAAGATTGACCAGCTCCATCAGCAACAGCAGGAAGTGTAATTTGCGCACCTGCAGCAGCGTTAAGAATAAATACTTTACCGCTATCCTCAGCAGTTAAAGTTGTTGCACCTGTCAATGTTTCAACTACGCCTACTTGACGTAAAGAATCATTCGAAATGCTTGTGAATGTTGTACTCATTTTTTTTTGTTTTTTAAATTATTACTTATTTATTTTGTTCATTACTGAATCCATAATTGTGCGAGGTCTTTTTGAAGCTATTTTAACAACCTCAACTTTATTCTCGTTTTCAGGGTTGAAAGAAATAGGTTTAACTTCTTCGTCAGATGAAAGTTCAACTTCTTCTTTAACTTCTTTTAATTTGCTTAGTTCAGCTTTTAAAGTTTCGTTTTCTTCTTTTAGTTTTTCTATTTCACTAAAGAAAGTTTCTTTAACTACTGATTCGATAGTTTTCTTAGCAGTTGGTTTTGAAGTTTCCATTTCTTCCTTTTTCTCGGTTTCAACTTCTACCTCCGTTTCAGGCTCTTCAACTTCTTCTTCTTTTTCTTTAAGTTCAGAAATAAGACCTTCTTCAACAACGATTAACATACGTCCATCTTCGAACTCATATTCACCTATCGGCAAAGGAATCTTTTGTTCGTCTTCCGTTACAATGAACACTTCGTTACCTGCTTCAAAGCTATCAGCTTCTAAAACTGTTACTCCATCCATTAATTTCATTTGCTCAAGTTTTACTTCCATTCCGAGTAAAGTTTTGATTTGGTTTATTAGGCTATTTTTCATTTTTGTTTATTTAAAGCGTTTTTAATTTTTTAATTAAGTCATTTACTTGTAATTGAGTTTTTCTTATTTTATCTTTATTTTTTGCAAAATCTGAAGGTTCAGGCAACCCTAATTCTTTAATAGCTTTTTGTAATGGTGCTTCTAATGCAATAGTTTTATTTATTGCTTTTACTGCCTCTTGCCCAACAAACAAACCACCTTCAATACGCATTTCTAATTGTTTTTTTAAATCAGTACTTTTATTAACAAAATCTGTTAATTCTGAAATCCAACTATCATCTCCAAACACAGAACGGTTGTATTCGTCTAACGTTGCTAACTCAACTTCATGTGTAGCTAACTTAGTTTCATCTTTAAATAGCTTGTTGTAAACTGTTTTTAGTGTATTCATAACTTATTAACTTTTAAATTTATACTTGTTCCTTTTTTATCCGTTTTGACGAATGATAGTTCTTACTCCGTCTATTTCTGTAATCGTTACATTTTGTTGCGTTACACTCGCTGTTTTACCTATCCCTTGAGCTTGTAAACTTCCATCGCAACATTCCTTTGAGTATTTTCCGTCTTTACATAGGCATCCCCTTTTGCCA